AGCACTTGAAGTTTGCGCGTTGCTTCAACCAGGGAAATCGTGCCCCGAACCAGAAAATTAAGCATCTTGCCCATTACGATTTATCCCAATCAGCAGGTAAAAGGTACGCAAAGGAATCGCCGCCCTTGCCGCTATCACTCTTTTTGGGTGGCTTTGGTTCCGGCGAATACGCGCCCGGCGGTGCAACGGTGAGCCGTGTACGCATCCCACGCTCATCCAGCAGATACGTCACCGACCCAATGAGCATGTCGCGATCAAACCCGACCATCGAATCGCGTACACGCACAAAAGCGTTAGGCTGCCAAAGCCGACCATTACTTTGTCGCCAACCCTGAACCTCATAATCAACAGACAGCGCCTTGCCCATCCGGCTTTCCCGCTCCCAGGTCGCCCGTTTCGCAGCCATCGCCGGGGTAATCTGCCCCTGCGGCTGTACAGTCAAGTTTCGGTAACGCGCAACGCGGCTATCGGAGACCGAACCTTGCACCTCAGCCACATCAGCGCCAAAAACTTCGTCATCACCTGCTTGCTGGCCAAGGCACTCGTATTCGGAGAACACGCCGGAAAAGTCAAGTTGCGCAGAACAACTCAGCACATTGCCACCCAGCTCGAGCGCATCAGCCGCCTGACCGGCCGCGCCCAGTCCAGCAATCACGACTCGACCCATCTCATCATCGGTTGATAACAGTGCGGACATATCGAGCAATCGATCAATTGATGCAAAGACTGTTTCGCCCGGTTCAGTTTGATGATCGGCAACAATGAGCTTGTCGCTACTTTGATCAACAACGGATAACCCATAGGGCTTAGCCAGTGCAGTTACGATGCTGGCAACCGATTGCCCACGCCACTGCCCACGAGCTGCGCTGCAATCAACCAGATCCGAAGGCAAAGAACGGCCCGCCACCCCGACCGTCACTTGTCGCGCGTCATACGTTATTGGCGTTGCATACACGTATCCGGTTAACACCAAATCGCCACCAATACGTATTTCGCATCGCGAGCCGTGACGAATGCGCGTCGGCGACTCCCCACCACCCGGCCAGCGCCAGCTGATACCCAGCGTGAAATCGCGAGCTTGACGCTCGATACCTGCAGATATCTCTACCGACTTCCAGCCGCCGTACTCCATGCCGTCAACCGCCAAGGTGACGTGGTTTATATCCTCGCCCGCCACGTCAACCCCTTGGAACCATCAGTGTTCGCGCCGGCACAAAACCAGGATGACTAACGGCATTTCTAGCCACAATGTCACCGACCCGTGCCGCATCTCCAAAACGGCGGTATGCAAGCACCAACGCCGGTGCCGGCGCCGGATTGTCGTAACGAGTAAGAGCGGCACCCTGTTTTGCTACCGCCACCAAATGACGTGTCGCAGCCACACGCGCCTGAGCCAGAACCTCGTAATGCGAAGCCGGTGACTGCTCAGCCAAGGACCACAGCGACTCCGACACTCCATCTCGAACAGTCAGTACATCATTAGCCACAGGAGGTTGAACACGATCAACACCAACCAAACCATCAACGACTTGCCCAAGTGAACCTGAATCAACCGACACACTCTGTTGTGGCATCGCATTGAGCGCCACGGCGCCGGCACGCTCAACCGCCACCGGTTTAATCGGCAACGTCGCAACACCCCGCACCACATCAGCCGCCACCGCATCCTGCACCAAGGAACGAATTGCCGAGGCAAAGACACGATTAGCATTGCCCGACGGCATGAGCGTGCCCTGCAAGCGCTGCATGCCTTCGGTGCGATTCGATAAACCAAACAAGGATGTCGCACCGCGAGCACGCGAATAAAAGCCAGAGAACGTCGAGCTCACGTCAGTGATCACCCCAAACACCGATTGAGCAAAGTTAGCCGGACTCGTCATCACTGACTCAATTACGCCCTGCGCTGAACCCAACACACCCAGCGCGCCGCCATAAACATCTTCCACAATGGTTAACACCTGACGCACGGGATTAAGCACCGCCTCAGCATTAATCTGCGACAAATCAATGGAATCCAACGAGTCGGTAAAGCGCTCCAGTGCGGATGCCTGGATATCATCAGCCGAACTATTAAGAGCGTTAGCCGCATCCACGCCCGCGACCGGGTACGACGGCTCCGATTCGCCCTCCACAAATGTCAGCTCAAATCGAACAACTCCCTGTTCTAAACGTTTGTGCGAGTAGTTGCAATCGATACAGCTAACCGTCAGGCTCCCCAACCACGGGTGAACCAACTCTCCGGAGGAGCGAGGCTCAATCGCCTCGAGTAACCGATCACGCTTCTCAAGACAATCATCACCCGCGACAAAAGCAGTAATCTTGATTTCATTCGTACGTTTACCCAGCGCCTCAACATAGGGCTTATCGCGTTGTGGGTATTCATGAACTTGCGTTCTTTGACCTGCCGGTTGCGAATCTAGGTCCACCTCAAAGGGCACGCCACGAAAGGAGGCCGGTAAGCGTTTTTCTCTCCAACTCATCAGCCTGCTCCTGCCAAGGAACGCATGCCAACGTCCTGACGCACACCAATACCCGGCTGATTCGTACGCATCGGCTCAGCGCGCATTCCAGGCGGCGCATTCTCGAAACGAATCACCATCTCGCCGTCCAATCTAGCTTGCCCATTAGCACCCACTGGAGCTGGAGCAGCGGACGCGGGAGCTTCGTCTTCCAACCCAACCGCGCTCTTTATCCAGTTCACACCACCAGACCATGCATCAGACGCGGCATTGCCCACAGACGAAGCAGCGTTTTTAGCCGCATCGACGCCCTTCATGATCGGATCGATGAACTTTGAGACTCTGTCCCAAAGATCTTTAAACCACGCCACAATCGGCTCCCAGTTCTTGATCACCAAGCCCAGCGGCGTCCAATTCAGGAAAACGTCTTTTAACCACGTCCAGACAGCCAGCGCCGGTGCTTTGACCTTTTCCCACAGATCTTTGAACCAAGGGCCGACCGTGTCCCAATTGGCGATCAGGAACCCCGCAGCCAGGGCAATACCTCGTATCAGCATGCCAACAGGCGACATACTCATGACACCGGACATAATCTTGATGCCCCAAGTAACGCCAGCTACAGCCACCCGGAGCCCAACAAAGGCAGCTGCGGCGCCAAGTAAGCCCTTAATCAGCCAGGGATTTGCTTGCGCCAAAATAGCAACCTGGTCGATGATCGGCCCTATGTAAGCCAAGAACGAATTCAGTGGCGGTAGCAGTACATTACCCACCGCAACACCCAACCCTGTAATACGGTTCCACAACAATTGAACTGAGTTCGCTGTCGTTTTGGATCGCGCTTCGAACTCTTTCATCATCGAACCGGTGTACTGATTGGAATCGGCCACCAGGTTGAAGTTCTTTTGCAAGAGATCCAGATTTGTTAGCAATGGTGCAATCGCGGCAATCGATTCGCGACCAAAGAGTTCCTGCAGGACACCGGTTTGCTTTGATGGATCCACCTGGCTGATCGCCTGCAGAACCTTAATCATGGTGCCCTTGGCATCCTTTTGCATGCCCTCGGCAACTTGAGCCGCATTCATGCGCAACGCCTTAAACATTATCCGTTGCTTTTTAGTTGCGGCATCTCCGGCTGTCAAAGCAAGCATGAAATTTTGCATGCCGGTCGCAGCGCGTTCCTGGTTCACGCCCACACCGGCCATTGTTGAACCCATCGCTGCAATTTCACCGGCCGCCAATCCCGCGACCTCGCCCAGCGGGCCGATGCGCGTCACAATCGCACTAATCTGTTTTGCCGTTGCAGCACCGTTGTTCGACAAATAATTAATTTTGTCGGCCAACGCCACCACCTCAGCCTGCCCCATTCCGAACGATGTGCGCCATTTGGCCATCATGTCGCCCGACTCTTGCGCAGTCTGGTCAAATGCCACACCCATCTTTACGGCATCCTCGGCAAAGCGCTGAAGATCCTGACGCGCAATGCCGGCCTGCCCGCCGGCGGCCACAATAGCCGCAATATCGTTTGCCGCCATCGGCAGCTTGGTAGACATACGCGTAATGTCACGCCCCATTTGAGCAAACTGCTCCGGCGTATCAAAATCAACGACTTTACGCACATCTGCCATCGCCGATTCCAGGTCCATCGCCGCCCGGGTTGCAGCAACGAATGGCGCAGCCAGCACACCGCCCTGGATGATATCGGTGAGACTGATTGGCTTACCCAGCCCGCTATTAAGCAAGCCGCGCCGAAAGTTCATTGCATTGGTACGCGCCTTCTTAAGCGTCGGTGAAAGCTTATCGACGCCCGTAATGAGGGCTTTCAGCTGAAACTCGCGTGCCATGTCATTCCCTCATTTCTTTATGAAGACGGTGCGCCTGACGCGTCATTTCCACCAAATCTGAAAGCGGTCGGTTCATCACTTCAAATGGATCCAGGCGCCAGAAGTAAGCGGCCGAGTAGGCGTAATCAATCAGGCTGTCGGCGCTACTTCCTGCTCCGAGTCCTGACTGATAAAAAAACCCACGACCGCCCACGCAAGTATGTGAAACTCCCGCATGCCAACCTGATCAATCGCCGACTCAGGCACCTCGCCCAGGCGGGAAATGTACCGGGCACAGATATCAAGAAGTGGGCGCGGCACACCATCCTCACCGAAGCTATAGGGCAATGACTTCAATGCCCGAGCATCGGCCACGGTGGGCTCACGCAAGGTAATTTGTGTCATCTCTTTGCCGTATGCCTGAATCGGCTTTGGCAAATCCAGAACGATTAACGGTTCGCTCATTGCCAAATCCCTTTCACGCCGTTGAATTCCAGCGTGATTTTTCCGTCGTCTCCGGTACTGGCCGGCTCACCCACCAGGTAGGCACCGGTCAATACATAGGTTTTCCCGTTACGAAACTCCACCTGAACGGTCATGTCCGTACCCTGAGCAATCACCTCAAGCGGGAAGTCGGCTGTATGCACGACATCCACGTTCACATACGGCGCGCGATCCTGTTCGGAAAAGTATCCCGGCGCACCTTCGATGGTTTCCCGCGTTACCTCCGTTACCGGGCACTCTGCCCCGCCGGTCGTAACAAGCTGTCGACCGTCCACTTTTACGTATACGGTTCCTGCGACTTTCTGGCCCATATCCAGCTCCATGAAAAATGGCCCGCGTAGTAGCGGGCCAGAATTGACTTAAAACTTATGTTTGTGCAGCCGCGAATTAAACACTCATTTCGGCTGGGTACTGCAATCGGAACTCATTGCGCAAAGCAACGATCCGGAGCTGGTTAACATAATCAGGCGGGAACAGAACATTGACCCGATTCGGATTAATTTCATCGCGCTCGACAATCAAGTACTGAGCAAAGGTCGACAGATTCTCAACCAAACCCACGCGCTCCATGGACTCATACTCGGCAATCAGCTCACCACGAATCGTTTTGGGCGTCACAATGGCTTGGCCGGGCCCGAAGCGGGTGCCGTCATTGGCCAGTTTGTGGCGTGCAAATTTGCTAGTAATAACCGCTTCCAGGCGCCGCAAGATCGCAGCCGACTGATGCATCGTTTCACTATCCAGGTAGCTATCGTCCGGTTGGCCAAAGCTGTTTTCCTGGTACAAGGTGACCGCACGCTGAATTCGCACCGAGCCACCCTCGTAATAGGTTGTGGCCATACCCGCCCAAAGAAGCGAGTTGTTCTCGATTAAGCCGAATCGTTTTCCTTCGGACGCAGGCATGCAACTGGGCAACGAACCTGTTTGAGTTGGCCGTGCGGGATCAGCCGCGATAAAGACGGCGGTGCGTCCAGCAAAGTCAGCCGCCCAGCGCCAAACGGAAGTGGGTACCTCTG